AGATCATATTATACCTCTATAGTAAACATATGGAATAACCCTCATACTAACGCATTCCCTGATACAGAACAAGGTATAGAAGATTTAGGGTATAACTTCGAAGACAAAGCTAATGTTGCACCACTACAGCCTTTCCAAGGAGACTTAATTTTAGAAGGTAGACAAGGACAGACGTTAAGATTTACCGGAGTAGATCACGATCAAATGTTTGTTGAAAACAATGATCAGAAAGCTATTACAATAATAAGTAACGGAAAAGTAGGAGCATCACCAGACTCTACTGTAGTTGAAAATATAGATGATGACCCAGCTTCTATCTATTTAGTAGAAGATCACTCTGTCACACTGACCCAAGCTAATGAAAAGAGAGATGCATGGGATTCTGAACCAGATAAAGCAGACGCATATCAAGGCTCTCAAGTACTTATTAACTCAGGGAGACTGTTCTTCAACGCTAAAGAAGAAAGTATTTTACTTTCAGGTACTGAAGCAGTTGCTGGTAATGCAAAAACTATAAGCTGGGACGGCGAAGATTATGTAGCAGTAGATGCTACTAAGGTTTACCTAGGTACAGAAGCTTTCGGTGAAAGAGAACCTGTACTATTAGGAGCTACAACACAAGCATGGATGAAAGATCTATTATCTGAATTAGAAAGATTAGGTAAGGCATTAGCAGGAGTAGTACCTGCTGGTTCTTCTGCAGCAGGATTAACACAAATTAAATCACACGGAGCCTCTATGGCAGGTCCATTAGGACAGATAAAATCTGCTATAGACGATTTAGACTCCTTAAAAGTATTTACAGAGTAGTATGCCGTTTGAAAAGTTTAAACCCCCAAAACTCCACGGTGCTATCGGTTCTCAAATCGGTAAAGCACAAGGTGTAGTTATTGCTAAAGGACTCAAGGCAGTAACTGAGAGTACTAATCAGTTAAGAGCTAAAGGATGCCCTGGGCCCGCTGAATTAGCTAAACTAGATAGCAAACTCTCTAACCTAGCTACCTTATCCGGGACACTTAATAGTAACGTATCAGCCTTTAAAGCCATACCACCATCTATAAAAGCACCAATAAGCGGCTTATTAGCAGCCGTCGATATAATACTAGCCTTACCGGTTCCACAAGCGATAGGTACTCCCCCAGGACCTCCCGGTGGTTTGATATTTGCTCAACCAACTAATTTTACAACTAAGTTTGCCGACCTACTAAACCTGTTAAAAGAATTTGCTGCTGCTATGTTAATAACAGCTGAAGCTATTGAAGCATCTTTAGGAGATGTCTCTGGCGGTACTGCAGCGATAACTAGTAACTTAAAGAATTTAGAAGCACCTTTAAAAGTTTGTAAAATAGAAAACTCTGTTAAAGCGAATCTTAATAAACAACAACAGAGAGCTTTAGGGCTATTAGACGACAATGGTGAAAGTATATTAGGTAACTTTGGTTCTAAGGTATTAGAAAAAGAAAATACTAGACCTGCTAAAGAGCAACTACAAGAGAAGCTTAAAGAAGAGCTAGGGGTAGAAATCGCAATAAAGGGAGCAACTACATTAGACAGTCTTCCGAAGGGAGAAGCATTAAACCTACTAAATGAAGGAACTGCTTTTAGATTACCCCCTAAGGTAGTAGATGGAGAAACAGTAAACGAAATAGCTGCAATAACAGTAGTAAAAGATGAAAACGGAAATACTAAGGTAGACGAAAACGGTGTTCCTGTAAAAGAAGTAAAGGTAGTTACTGCTAACTTGAAACCTGAAGCTCTATCTGGTAAAGCTGCTGCATTTAACGATTTAAATAAAGTACTTAAGAATATATCAGACAAACTAAATAACCCAGAAGTTACTGCTAATTCAATTAACAATAGTAGTAGCACTACAGCAAACACAGGAATTGACGATAAAGTAGAAATACCTGTAGAACTTTTAGAAAATATCAAAAAAGATCTCGAGGAAATTAACTCTGAATTAGTTACTCCTGAAATAGAGAAAGAAACAGACCCAGAACTATTTTATAAAGGGTATCAAATAAAAATATTGAGAACACCTGAATCACCGGTATTAGCACCACGTCATTTTGCTGCTGCTTTTAAAGACGGTAAACAAGAAATAAAAGGACCTGATTCCTATAGTTCCTCTAAAGAAGTACTTTTAGCGGAAATAAAATTCAGAATAGACAATCAACTTTCTTAACTTAACTATTTATATATATGAAACTCGATCAATTACGCAAAATTATACGTGAAGAAGTACGAGCTGCTGTTAAGGAGGAGTTACAAGAGATGTTAACCGAAGCTGTAAAAATAGCTAGCGAACCATCAACTCCTAAGGTGCAGAAATTTAATGAGTATAAACCTATAACCCAAAAGGATATTAGCAGAACTTGGTCTACAGGTAAACTAAATACAGGTACGGTACCATTAGAAGAAATGCTACAGCAGACAGCTGCTAACATGACTCGTAACGACTATAAGGATATAGTTGGAGCTAAACCTCCATCAACTGCAGCATCTATGGCTACTCAAATGGGTATGACAGAATCTGCAGGACCCATGCCTGGTTTAGATATTTCAAACCTAGATTTTGTAAATAAAGCAAAAGCAGTTTTAGATAAATCATACGAAAAAGATAAAAGTAGATAATGGCATTTGAAGTAAAAAAAATAAATCCTTTAGACTTACAACCACGTAAGGCCGTCGGTGTTAATTTAACATTCGGTGCTAAGGATGTATTTACTTCAAACTACCAAACTAAAGATGCTATAAAGAATAACCTAATAAACTTCTTTCTAACAGGTAAAGGTGAAAGGTACTTAAACCCTATGTTCGGAACGGATTTAAGAAACATGTTATTTGAAAATATTAATCAAGATAAAATTAACGAAATAGAAGGATTAGTTCGAAACGTTGTTGATATATATTTTCCTAGAATTAGACCAAAACAAATTCAAACAGGCTCAGACCCAGACCGAAACTTAGTATCGTTTTATATGTCCTATGAAATTAAAGATGCTGGAATAGAAGACGAACTTTTAATTAATGTAGCTACGTAATGGCAGAAACTAGAGACATAAAATATATAAATAGGAATTTTGATGATTTCAAAACTCAACTTATTGAGTATGCTAAATCATACTTTCCTGATTCATATAATGATTTTTCACCTACCTCTCCTGGTATGATGTTTATTGAAATGGCATCCTATGTAGGGGACGTATTATCCTTTTACCAAGATAACCAGCTACAAGAAACTTTTTTACAACACGCTAAAAATCCTGCCAACTTATATTCGTTAGCGTATATGATGGGGTACAGACCTAAAACTACTACTGTATCTGAAACAACACTAGAAGTAACCCAAACAGTAGATGCAATTGGAGCCGACAACAAACCAGATTTCGATCAAGCTTTAGTTATTGCAGAAAATAGCACAGTTAAATCTTCAGCACAAGGACAACAGCAGTTTATTCTAAGCGATAAAGTAGATTTTAATTTTTCAAGCTCTTACGATCCTACCGAAATCACAGTAAAGACTATAGCAGGAGGAGCACCTTCAGAATTTATGTTGAAGAAAAAAGCACACGTATATTCTGGTAAAATTAAGACTACTACTGAGTCATTTACTACTTCACAGAAGTTTGCTACTTTAACTATAGACGAACCCAATATAGTAGGGGTGTTAGATATAACTGATAGTGATGGTAACCTATGGTACGAAGTACCTTTCTTAGGACAAGATACAATTTTTATAGATGAAGCTAACACTAACGCTGACAAAGCTCAAGCACCTAATATACTCAAACTAAAAAAAGTTCCTAGAAGATTTGTAACTAGGTTTACCTCTAAAGGAGTATTGCAGATACAGTTTGGCGCTGGCGTCAGTACTGAAGACGACGATGAGTTCTTACCGGACCCTGTAAACATTGGTGCAGGAACAAGACAAGCTGTAAATAGATTAGACTGGGCTTACGATCCATCTAACTTCCTGTTTACTAAATCGTACGGATTATCTCCTTCTAACACTACTCTGACTATAAGATATGTAGTAGGTGGCGGCATACAAGCTAATGCACCTGCTAACTCTATTACAGTGGTAGATGCTATTACTACATCTGGAGTAGATACAAGTAAAGTAGCTACACTAGCCTTTAATAACCCTGAAGCAGCTTTAGGAGGCCGAGATGGTGATACAGTAGAAGAGATAAGAGAGAATAGTGCAAGAGCTTTTGCCGAACAGAAACGAACAGTTACTCTACAGGACTACTCTGTTAGAGCATTATCTTTACCGCCTAAATTTGGTTCTATAGCTAAAGTATACGTAACACAAGACAGTACAACTAGAAGCTCAGAATCAGTATTAGGGGATAATAGACTTGCTTTATCGCTATATGTTCTAGCATATGATAATAATGGTCACCTTACCACAGCTTCAGATACACATAAAAATAACTTAAAAACATACCTATCTGAATTTATTATGTTAACTGATGCAGTAGAAGTCAAAGATGCATTTGTAGTAAATTTAGGTGTACAGTTTGAAATAGTTGCTCTGCCTAATTTTCAATCTAGAGATGTACTACTAAACTGTACTGAAGAATTAAAAAAATATTTTGGTAGAGATAAGTTTACTATAAATCAACCAATAAACATTTCTTCTATATACACAGTATTAGATAGAGTTAGAGGTGTACAGACAGTTAAAAACGTTAGCGTATCTAATAAAGCAGGCGGTAAGTACTCACAGTACGGATACGATACAAAAGGTGCAACTAAAAACAATGTGCTCTACCCTTCTTACGATCCTTGCTGCTTTGAAGTTAAGTATCCTAATCAAGATATAGAAGGAAGAGCAACAACAATATAAGATGGCAGTATATAGAATATATCCTGAAAAAGACGCAACCATACTCAGCAAACCAAACGCTGCAGGTATATATGGTAATGCCGGATTAGATGAAATTTTGGAAATTCGTTCATACCCTGATGACGATGGAATAGGACGCTCAAGCCGGATACTAATTCAATTTAGAGATCGAGACATAGAAAGTGCTATTAACACTAAGGTGTCCGGCTCCTATTCCGCTTCCTTACACCTGTATCTAGCAGATGCAGAAGAAGTACCAGTTTCATTTGATATAGAAGCATATCCTATTTCAAGTTCATGGGTTCAAGGTACAGGTAAACTCGGCGATGCACCGGTACAGACTAACGGTGTTTCATGGAAGTTTAAAGACGCAGGTACCGTACAGTGGGATAATTTAGGTTGCGACTTTATTACAGGCTCTTATGCTGCTTCTCAAAGCTTTGATGTAGGGAGTGTTGACCTGGATTTAAATCTTAACATTACAGATTTCATTAGTGCTTCCAATGCAGATAGTATAGATAATAACGGAATCTTACTGAAGTTACAAGACAGTTTAGAAAATGAAACTACATCGTCTATTTCTCTCAAGTTTTTTGGTAACGATACGAATACTATATTTCCTCCTTACTTAGAATTCAAATGGGATGATTCAAACTACTCTAGTTCGTTAACAGAGTTAGATACTGATATAGCTACTATCAATATAAAGAATCATAAAGAAAAGTATGTAGATTCAGATAAGGTAAGGTTTAGGTTATCTGCTAGACCTAAATACCCAACCCGTACCTTTAGTACAGGTTCTATTTATCGCACAGAATATAAACTACCCCAAAATACGTACTGGGCTATTAAAGATGAGTATAGTGATGAAATGATAATAGATTTCGATTCTACAGGAACAAAAGTAAGCGCTGATAATACAAGCAGTTATTTCGATATCTATATGGATGCTCTTCAGCCAGAAAGATTCTATAGATTACTTATTAAGACTACATTAAACGGTAGTACGGTAGTCTTAGATAATAGAAACGTATTTAAGGTAGTTAGAAATGGGTAAAAATATCAAAATACAAAAGACGGTATATAAAAAAGACTCCTTCGGTAAAGTTATCGATAGAGAGTTTAAATCTTTTGTATCTGATACTGAAGTCAATGAAGTAAAAACTATTCAACAATTTTTTAGAGACTACGAAGATTTATACTTAGATATACCAATAGAAGGAGAAGGTAACTCTCACAGGTACCTAGTAGATAGAAGTAGTGAATTATTAGATTTAAAAGATAATTTATTAGATATTCAACCTCTCTTAGATGAAATAGCAGAGCTAAGAGAACAGTTATTAGAAGCTAATACAAAAAATATTGATTTAGAGATAGAGTTAGCAAACGCTAAATCTGGTATAGAAAATGGCAACGACTAAGTACATAGTAAAGGAGGTAGATAATTT